TGTCTTGATTCTGCGTTCTACTTTTGTAGTCATGCTTTTATCCTCTTTATCTTTATCTAATTGTATAGCGATACTGGACCATCTGCTGTTCTGTTCTTCTTTATCTAACTGACTGACTATTGATTCGGCATAATTCATCGCGCGCATAGCTGATGCTTTACTTACACCTGAACCCCATAAAAGATGTGCGACCAGTCCTGCACCTGGGTATCCTGGGTCATCAGGGTTTCTATTAGATGGTGCATCTAGATCTACCATGTGTCTGGCTATCCAGGGTGCGATTCTTCTCCACTTATCTTCTGATACTTGACCATTAGCCATAGCACGTGCTTCTCTTAGAGTTTTATCTGTCAAACCATCGCCACCGAAGCCTTGCGCATTCAGCTCTAATCCACGTCTGGCTGCTGCTCTCATGTATGCAGGGGGTGTTAGATTTACCTGTCGTTCTTCCATATGGTCATCTGGGCTTTCCATATCATCGTGTGGTTGCCATGCGTTACAGTAATAAGCACCATTTACATAGTCATCCCACTTCTCGCAGTAAGCACGTAGTTCACCATCAGGATATTCTTTAATATTTGACTCATCATAGAAATAGCAGTTCCCACATGCTCTGCCCTCAGGCACATCTGGTGATAAAGATGGTCTGTAATTATCTGGTAGTGCTCTATCCTCTAAAGATGCATTACGAGTAGATCTGGGATGTCCCTCTGGTAGTAAATCGTTATCGGTTACATAGTTTGGATTTTCTGGTCTACCATTACGCAAAAGATACAGAAACGCATTAACTCTAGCCATTGACCATGCTGCTCTAGATATGCCTGGTCTATGAGATGTAGAGTACGCCCCTGATCCACGTCTATAAACGGCTTTCAGCTGTCCTAATGTGGTGCGAGTGTAATCTGGTTTATTTTCCTCAGCCATCTTGTCATTATGCTCAGTCACTTTATTTCTTAAAGCCGTAGTCGTAGCCTCACTAAAAGTTACTGACCCACCAGCACCCTGAGCACTATCTGGTTGATTCTCATCACTACCTTGTATCTGATCTGATGCAGGAGCAGGAGCACGCTCACCACCTGGCTCTATATCCTCAGCTATAGACACTGCAATCATTTGATCTATAGCATCTTGTTTAGTGGTATGGCATCCGATAACTTCGCCATCATCTTTAATCGTTGCCCAGCCTGCACAATCGGCTGCTGAGTCGGTAATAAAATATGGCACTATAGAACCTGCCACATGACATGTAAATCTCGAGTAGCACTTGCAATAGCCCATAAAGAATTACCTGGTTGTAGAATTATTTGATAATTATCTGATGGGTCCATATGGATGCCTGTAGAAGTTGTCACAGCAGATGAACCACCAAAGAAAATATAATTATTTCCACTTTTTTCTGCATTATGTAACAACACTTGAGTGGGTGAACCGTATGGTCCTAGTATATGCACTGCTGCTGTTCCTACTGCAACTTGTAGAGTCTGGAGCACTACTTGACCTCATAAACTGATTCAGGATTTAATGGATCTATTTGCACTACCTGTTGTAGCTGTGTCGATGGTAGACCTGTGTGAGTGATAGCAGGTAATTCTAATGCTGCTAATACCTGTGCAGGATCGTAACCGACCATGACTAGGCGTTGTGCCATTTCAACTTTCTTAGACTGCTCCACGACCTCAGCATCCACGATATTTATATTCGCTAATGGAACTCGGAACTGGTCACCCTGATCTACTGGTCTTAAATCCTCGAAGCGTCTAACATCATTAACTGAATAGAATCCTGCCTGCAGACCGATAGAGTATCCCTGGATACGTGTTGTGTAATCACCACGTAATAACCCATCGACATTAAATTTAAGAAAAGCATCAGTTGGTAATAGTGCGCTGTATGCCTGTTCTATTTTCTCTATGTATGGTCTGAGAGTGTGGACTACGAAATTAATATTGTTCTGCTCGACTGATGCGTAACTCATAGCACCAGGTGTTGTGATTCCTAGCATGTGAGGTGGGATTCTGAATACACGTGCTATTTCTTCAAATGCTAATTTTCTAGACTCCAGCATCTGTGCTTCGTCAGGTGCTGTACCAGTTTTAGTGTACTTAGCACCACCAGATAAGACACCTGTTTTGTGTGATTTTCTATATCCTTTATGGGAAATATCAAAGTTATCGCGCAGATTAGTTGCCTGCTCACGTGTCAGCTGACCAGGGAACTCGATGATGCCCTGCACAGTTGCACCCTGTCCGAAGAAGCGTGCTGCGAATGATTGCAGTGCTGATGCTAAACCTAGATTATCTTTTAATTCTGATACACGTGACAGTCCACGTAATGCACCAGGCTTACGCATTTCAGTAATCTGGATCATGTCATCTTTAGATATGACTGCCTGATTAGAATCATCTAGTACATATTCGATCTCACGTGTGTCAGGATTTCTGCGCACAGTTATACGCATAGGATCTAAGACAACTAGGTTTTGAATATCTCCTCTGCTGTCACGATAGATACGTGTAAATGAGTTACCGTCTAATAATAATGAAATCAGTACTTGCTGATAATGCTCGGATCTTAATAAATCAACGTCTGGTTTTTGAACCCACTCAGGTCTTGGTCGGTATGGGACACGATTACCATCTCTACGAATAAATGAGTCCACAGGTAATGTGGATATGGTGTCTGAGATAAGTAACACAGCAGCGTAGAACGCGCTGATACGCATCGCAGTGTTTTCATCTATCGGTGTGCCAGCCTCAGTAGTAAATGCAAAAGTGTCACCTGCACCCCAGATAGACTGGAATGAAATATTACGACTTTCTATATTGTTACTAAATAAACGTGACAGCATTATCTATTACCACGCTCGATGGCTAGACCAAATATTGTGATGCTGATACCTAATGTGACTAACCCTGCTGGTGCATATATCCAGGTAATACCAGCTGAGATAGTTAATAAACCTAACGCTTGTGAGACAGTGGCTAACAATGAAACTCCCTACATAAAGAAATCTGGGACAGGTTGCTCCACCTCGGTGCGAGATGCTGTTGCTCTGTCAAATGCAATAATACTAGCAACTGCAGCATCTATCTTGCGTGGTGAACCTCTGTGTTCTTTTACTATACGTGGACCTAGTCTATCGGTCTTTATGACAGCATTAGAGATATGACGTGCTAGTAATGGGTCACCGTCATGTGTTAGTTTCTCCTGCACGACAGCGTCATAAAATTTAGCGCATGCAGGAATCATTCTCGCTGCTGATGTCGATGGCCACTCCACTATCGGAATACCTACATCCTGTAGCACCTGCATAGATCTCTGCCATCTGAAAGGGTCACATGCGACCTCACGCACTTTATATTTATTACACGCCAAGATTATTTCTGATTCCACCTCAGATGTGTCCACGCGCCAGTCATCTCTATCGTTCGGTGATTTCTCCCACGCTTTTACTAAGAAAACATGAGGTTGCTCCTCTATAGTTACTCCGACTATTACTGATGCGTCACCTGAAAATGACCCATCAAATCCGAGGACCACTTCAGTATCTGGCTGTACCTCTTTTAATTCAGCTCTCGAATCCCATGTGCCAGATGGTAACCATGCCTGATTACTGGACACCCACGCATTAGTACGTTTCGTTCTAAACTCTGCCTCAGGTGTCCTCTTTACAGCTGACTCGAAATCCTCGACACTATTAAGATCACCGAATGCTGGATTTGCCATAGCCCAGGTGTCGTGACTGCGATGGTTAGCATCTATCGGTGCTTCCCACCATGCCATCATGAATGATGGGTCATCAGTTTCACCCTTAGCTACACGCTGACCGTACTGGTAAAGACTGTAGGCGACTGAGTCCTGACCTGTGTTATCAGTCTTAACACCAGCTGTAGTAATCGCTAGCAGTAACGGTTCACGTCTAGCACCCATACCTAATGTCATAACATCGAACAGTTCACGATTAGGTGCAGCATGTAATTCGTCATATACGACCAGGGTAGGAGATAAACCCTCTTTAGTGAAAGCCTCAGATGAGAGCACGCGATAAACAGATCCGAGTGACGGTATTTCTATAGCATCACGATATAACTTAGCCTGCTCCATCATCTCAGGCTCAGCCTCAATCATCCTCTTAGCATCACCGAATACGATACGTGCCTGATCTCTATCAGCAGCACAAGAATAAATCTCTGACCCAGGCTCACCCATAAATAAACCTGATAACGCTATCCCAGATGACATAGCAGATTTGCCGTTCTTTCTCGCCATGCCGACAAGGGCTGTGCGATGTCTTAGTTGACCATCAGGTCTGACTGCAAAGATGTGAGTTAATAATTGTCGCTGCCAATTACGTAGCAGGATACGGTCACCAGCTCTACCAGCGACAGTATCCTTAGTTTGTATGCACAGTGCATCTATGAAGTCTGAGACTTCATCGCCTCTGCTATTTACTAGATCCTGGTGTGGTATCGGTGTGAGCCACCTCGGTGGCCATGATGAATCTGTTCTCTTCTTTTCTAGCACGCAGTTCCTCTATTTTAGATACTCGTTTAACTTCAGCTACACCTAGACGTGATCTATCGGTAGGTGTAAATCCTAGTAGTGACAGGTTAGCAACCAGCTGTCTTTCTAAATCTCTTAAACCTTTTCTTTCCTCTGGTCTGTTATCAGTTAGTACTTTAATTCTTAGGTTCCATCTCTCATCTACCATCTCACATGTCATCAGTAATAACTCAATATCTGTCTGAGGACTTAACCAGGTCTGACCCATACTCCAAACTCTGTCCCACATCGCCTTAGCAGCATCAGTGACCAGTGGTCTAGGTGGCTCAGGTATCTCATACATAGATGGTAATAAAACTAATGACCCCTGTGATGGTAATGGTCTTTTCCCTGGGTTACCTGTCAAGCGTTTCTGCTCAATAGGTTTAGGTGGTCTACCAGTACGAGTCATATCATCATTTCTGTAAGTTGGAGCCTAGTGGTCAGATTTGCACTGCCCTACCTGATCTGGATAGACCAGTATGTCGCTATCTACATCTACTAGGCACGATTACCTTTGTACATCTGTGCGCCTTGCTTCTTAATCTCATCATAGTGTAATACAGGCACAGTGAGTCGTTCACGCGCAGCAGGGTTTAAGAAATATATATATTTTAGTTGATAACCACCGAGACATTCTGCACCTATTCGTTTTAGAAATGAGGTAGCTGATTCAGTGCCAGTCTTTCCATATCGTGACTTAACTGTATTTTTTTGTGAACCATGTGGACTGAATCCTGGTTCTAGAACTATTTTCATAATGACCTCACCATCAGGCATGCGCCACATAGATTTATTAGGAGTCACTTTTAGTAAGTGAAAACCTGAAGCCCTATAGATAGTCCCATCTCCACACTGAGTGCCATCAGCATAAGATAGACACCATTCAATATGTGGTGCTTTCTTTCTCAATAATTTCATAGCCACACTGATAGCACGTGACTCACTATTACGTGGCAGACGGTCAGTAAAAACTAATCTATTTAACTCTATAAAACTATTCCATTTAGTATCTTTTACTAAATGCACACTTCTAGTCTTATCTAGAGATGGGCCGAACTGCATAACACCCTCTAGACGACCATCCCAAAAAACACCTAGATGTAGCTGAGATCTGGTATCGACTTTGCCTGAGTAATGGTGCTGCCTAACGAATGCGTTCGCATCCTTAACACCGATGCCCTCTATGCGTAAGTCTTTAGCTGAGGTCATTAGACCACTCACTGCAGATTAGGAATAAAGCGTTACCGTTACGGTTAGCATTTTCTGAGTCTTTAGATATTTTGCCTGACTTAATAGCAGCAGTGATACATGCCTTAACTATCTCGCCCTGTTCTAGAGTCAGAGTGAATGTCATCTGTGTGGCATCTTTTCTATCATCATCTTTTAGTAATGAGAAAGGATCCTCTACGATGTCAGGAGATAACGGTAAGAAACCAAAATCTTGAACAGCCCATCCTTTACCATCTAGTTCTAATAACTGATCTGCTAACACACGTGAATCCCACTCAGCCAGTTCAGCTGTTTTATTGTCAGCTAGCGCATACGCTTTTACTTGCTCATCTGACCAATCACTAGGCACTCTCACAGCGAGTATCTGATTCCACCCCAGATTCTTTGCAGCAGTAACCGTTCCGTTCCCAGCGACAATCGTATTGTTAGCATCTATAACTATCGGCTTTCTTTGACCAAATGTCTGGAGTGATCCTGCTATCGCTTCGAGATTTCTTTTATCGTGCAGCCTGGCGTTCTGTGGGTCTAGTATCAAATCTTTTATCTCTATATTTTCTAGGATAATGTCACTCACTATCTATCCTCTCAGCTGTCTTACCTGTAGCACGTTCCCATCTATCAATAATGACATCACAATATTTAGGGTCTAATTCCATCATGTAGCAAGATTTATTCAATGACTCGCACGCGATGAGTGTAGACCCTGACCCACCGAATAAGTCCATGACTTTATCTACAGCGTGATTACCAATAGCGCGTAATGCTAACTCGACTGGTTTCTGTGTCGGATGAAAAGTATTCTTTGCATTACGTTTAACATCCCAGACAGTAACCTCATTAGTAGGGCCTGACCAATTAACTTTCTGACCTTTCTTATAGGCGTAAATACATGGCTCATGCTTTACTTTGTACTGAGCTGATATGGCTCCGAACTGCGCCATATTCTTATTCCAAATTATCCAATTTCTGATTTTCCAATTAGCCTGCTCTACCCCTGTCAAAACATCCGAGATTAAATCATTGGCTGCGAACCATAGATATAGAGCAGCGTTATCTTTAGAAAACTTAGACGCATGCTTTATAGGAGCGTCATACATATTAGTCTTGTTATCGTTTTCTAATTTCTCTCTACGCTCATAGTTAGTCCACGCATGACCACCATCATAATTAACACCATACGGTGGATCAGTAAATATTAAATCTGCTAACTCACCACCCATAAGATAGGACACGCTCTGCTCATCAGTAGAGTCACCACATAAAAGTCGATGATTACCTAGCAACCATAACTCACCTAATTTAACTCGAGGTGTAACCTCATCAAAACTAAGAGGCTCATCATCATCCAAATTAAGAACAGGATTTAACGGCTCGAAACCAAACTCTGATATTTCCCACCCGACAGCATCCAGCTCTAATAACTGGTCAGCCAAAATCTTAGAATCCCACTCAGCTAATTCAGCTGTACGATTATCAGCCAGGGCATACGCAGTAATCTGCTCACCAGTCCAATCAGCAGGTACTCTAACTATTTGCACCTCAGACCAGCCCAGACTTTTAGCAGCAGCGACAGTACCATTACCAGCCACGATCACATTATTACCCGACACCACAATCGGCTTACGCTGACCGAACTGTGTTAATGAGCCTGCTATCGCCTTAATATTCCTACCATCATGTAGTCTCGCATTATGAGGATCAAGGGTGAGAGAATCAATACTTATGGTTTCTAATTTTAATGATGTCATCGCAGAAATCCTGATTGTCGGAAAGTCTGACTTACGCGACTATGCGTAACCGAC